TATGGCTGATAAGTTCTTTTATATTTGTGACGCCAAAAGAAAGATAGCTGATGGTGCTTGCAGCGGAGCTGCCTGTAAGTATTTGAAGAAAGGAGAGTGTGAAAGAACAAGTGACGAGAAATACGCAAAGAACAAGTTTGATCGCGATCATTTTGAGTTTGTTACTTATCAGTCTCAAGGTGATCTTGATATTTACTCGGAGAAAAACAAAAAAGGAGAGTATATCTAAATTAGCTAATAAGATCGACGAAATGGCCGATGTGAAGGAAGAAGATATTCTATGAAAGATGACGACTTTTACTTATTAGCTAAAGAGACAGTCTTGGTCTGTATTAACAAAATAAGGGAAGCCGCATGCGAAGAACCAATAACCGAGAACTATTTGAGTGTAATTGATATTACACGCGATCTGGAAAGTGGTTACTATAATGCGACTATCGCCTTAAGAACAGACATGTCTAAAAGATATTTGGTATGCTATAGCAGCGACACCGGAGAAATCGTGGTAAGGGAGTACACGCAAACAAGCGAGATGCTCTTTACCCAGGATGACACGATGTCGCTTTTACTATACAGTTAGTCATTTGATATTTATAAGGAGGAAGAAACAATGACAGACAAAGAAAAAGAAAAGATGCATGTAGAGATCGATCGAGCATTCAAGCAGGGCTACACTAAGGCTCTGTGTGAAGAGAACGTTCCTGTTTCTCAGATCGCTGGCCGTCTTGGTGTCAATGCATCAACTATTCGCGCTTGGAAAAAGAAACTTTTCCCTGTTGCTGAGTAGTCTTGGCAGAGCTCTGGATATTCTCTAGGGCTCTTCTTTTTAGTTAGAAATGGCATGAAAAGTATTAAAAATCATGGATGAACTGGCGAGCCAAAAACGCATAAAAGTACGCAATTTTTGTGGACACTTTTTTGGCCATTGGACACTTTTTTTCTGGTTTTTTGCGTTTTGTGATTTTTAAATGTGGCAAAAATGCCATTTTTTGGACAAAAAAGTGGCCAAATGGACACTTTTGAAAAATTTTTGGCCACGAAAAAAGCCTTATTTTAAAGGCTTTTTTGCACTTTTGGACAAAAACCCACTTTTTTTCTTTAATTAATACGAAAAAAAAATTAAAAATATATATAATATGCAAAAATTTTTGTGTTTTTGTCCACAGATCATTTTTGTGTCCATTTTGTTTAGCTTTTTAGCCGTTTCTTTTTGCTCCTAATGATATTCTGTCCCGATGCAAATGGCTTCGCGTAAAAAACATGCCCTGTTATGAAGGGAAGAGGATAAAACGCCGACTTTGAATGTTTGTTTCATCGGCATTTACCGATTCTCTTTCTTTTTGCATCGCAAACGTTTTTGGAGAGGAGCGTTTATGAAGAAAAGGAAAATTGATATTTTGGAAAGAAATTTTCAGAAAGACTTAATTAAAGAAATTAAGAAACGTTTTGAAGGCTGCATGGTATTTAAATTAGATCCACGGCTTATTCAAGGTGTACCAGATCTATTGATATTATATGGACCGCATTGGGCAGCTCTTGAAGTTAAACGTTCTATGCATGCTTCGCATCGTCCTAATCAGGACTATAGGGTGAAGCTTATGAACAAAATGTCTTTCTCAAGATTCATTTATCCGGAGAATAAGGAGAGTGTTTTAAATGAATTGGAATCAGCATTCAAATCTTGAAGGAACTCATGCATTTCTTAGTGCGTCCGGTTATCACTGGCTAAACTACACTGATGAAAAATTGATATCTGTATTCAAGAACAAACTTGCTGCTCAGAGAGGAACTGAGTTACACGAGTTTGCTTCTACATGTATCAAACTTCGTCAGAGACTTCCGAGATCGAGCAAAGCATTAAATGCATTTGTCAATGATGCTATCGGTTATGGAATGGATTCAGAAGTTCCTCTGTTTTATTCGATCAACTGCTATGGAACTGCTGACGCTATTTATTTTGGTAAACAGCGTGGTTCTGATCGAATGATATTACGAATTCATGATTTAAAGACTGGTGAAATTCCTGCCAAGATCGATCAGCTTTTGATTTATACTGCTTTATTCTGTTTAGAATATGGCTTTAAGCCAGGAGAGATTGATATTGAATTAAGAATCTATCAAGGTAACGAGATTATCTATCACAATCCTAAACCAGAAGATATTCTTCCGATTATGGATTTGATTATTAGATTCAGCAAGATTTTGGATGATGTAAAGAAAGCGGAAGGAGTAAATTAGTATGCCGAACGATAAACCATCATTAGATGATTATCTAGAACACTATGGCATTAGCCATTTAAAAGGTACTCCTGGTTCAGGAAGATATCCTTGGGGATCCGGTGATGCTCCTTTTCAGCATTCTGGAGATTTCCTTTCCTTTGTCAAGAAACTTAGATCAGAAAAAATGCCGTATACCGATATGCGTGAAACCATTGAAAGAAATGGTGAAACGATTAAGAATCCGGATTATGGAAAAACATTCACTGGTGAAACAGCTGTTGCTAAGATGCTTGACATGAGCACTACAGAATACCGTCAAGCTGTTACTCTTGCATCTAATCTCGAGAAGATGGACAAGATTAATAGAGCCGAAGCGTTATATAACACTTTGGATGAAAACGGTAACCATGTATATGGATATTCTGAGATTGCTCGAAAAATGGGTTTACCAAATGAGTCATCGGTTAGATCGTTACTGAAACCATCAGTCAAGGCAAATATTGAAGCCTCTCAGAAAACTGCTGAGTTTTTGAAAGAGCGCCTTGAAGAGATGGCTAAAGATGATCCTAAAGCGATGATTGATATTGGGCCTGGCGTTGAGAAAGAACTCAATGTCACGCGTACTAAGCTCGATAATGCAGTTTATATTCTTGAAGGCGAAGGATATAACACATTTGGAGGAAGAATTCCGAATGTAACAGATCCTTCTGGTGCTAGGCAGACAACTATGAATGTGGTTGCTGTTCCTGGGACAGAGTTCAAAGACTTCTATGATTACAGTCATATTCATAGTGTAAAAGATTACATTAGTAAGGATAATGGCGATGAATTTAAGAAGAAATTTGAATACCCACAATCTATGGATTCTAGTCGTTTAATGATTAGATATGCAGAAGATGGTGGTAAAGAGAAGGATGGATTAATTGAGCTTAGAAGAAACGTTCCAGATCTTTCGTTAGGTGAAAAGAACTACGCTCAGGTAAGAATACTTGTTGATGGCGATAGATATATTAAGGGCATGGCCGCTTATGCTATCGACCAGAAGAGTTTCCCTGATGGTGTCGATGTTATATTTAATACAAATAAACATGTTGGCACTGATATGCGTGATGTTCTTAAGAAGATTAAGAAAGATCCGGATAATCCATTCGGTTCCTTGATTAAAGACAAAGATCAAGGAGGTCAGTATGAATACTATGACCAGGATGGAAACAAAAAGTTAGGTCTCATTAATAAGAGATCCGATGAAGGAGACTGGGATAAATGGAAAGACACACTTTCTGCCCAGTTTCTTTCGAAACAAACTCTCCAGCTTGCTAAGAGACAGTTGAACCTAGCAACTATCGAAAAGCAGCAAGAACTTGAAGACATTAAGAGTCTTACAAATAATACTGTTAAGAAGTATTACTTAGATAGCTTTGCTAATGACTGTGATTCTGCAGCAGTACACTTAACAGCTGCGGCTTTACCAAGGCAAAAGTTCCAGGTAATCCTTCCGATTCCATCAATGAAGGACAATGAAGTATATGCTCCGAATTATGACGATGGTGAGCAAGTAGCGCTGATTCGTTATCCTCATGGTGGATTATTTGAAATACCGATCTTAACTGTTAATAACAAGCAAAAAGATGCTATGAAGATGATTGGTAAGAATTCACGTGACGCCATTGGCATTAATGCTTCTGTTGCAGAAAGACTTTCTGGAGCAGACTTTGATGGCGATACAGTCATGGTAATTCCAACAAATAGTAAGACTCGTATTAAAAATGCGCCACCTTTGAAAGGCCTTGAAGGATTCGACCCTAAAGATACTTATGGATGTGATCCTAAGAAAACTTATACTGATGCCAAAGGCAATGAACACTATTTCAATAAGCATGGCGTCGAGTTTAAAGTAATGAATAATACTCAGAATGAAATGGGTAGAATTTCAAATCTGATTACAGACATGACAATTAAAGGTGCAACTAATGATGAACTGGCAAGAGCCGTTAGGCATTCAATGGTTGTAATTGATGCTGAAAAGCATAAGCTTGATTACAAGTCAAGTGAAGTGCAGAACGACATTGCTGGTTTGAAGCGCAAGTATCAAGCTCATCTGAATGAGAATGGCGATGAAGTTTATGGCGCATCGACTCTTATCTCAATGGCAAAGTCTCAAAAGGATGTTGTCAAGAGAAAAGGTCAGCCTCGAGTAAACATTAAAGGTCGTCCAGATTATGATCCAAATCGTCCTGAAGGCGCTTTGCTTTATAAAGAAGATCCTAAAGCCACTTACACTGTTATTAAACAGAACAAACGTACTGGCGAGATTACAACAGAAACAAGAGTTCGTAAGCAACCTAGTACTAAGATGGCAGAGACAGATGATGCTAGAACATTAATCTCATCAAGAAATGCTCCTATGGAACAGGTATATGCGGCCTATGCAAATAATATGAAGGCCCTTGCTAATGCTGCAAGAAAACTGTCATTCGAGACAAAAGGCTCTGAATACAACAGTTTAGCTGCAAAGACATATGCTAATGAAGTAAGGGAGCTGGAGAACCAACTAGACCTGGCTACTAAGAATAAACCTAGAGAAAGACAGGCCCAGGTACTTGCCACATTGGAGGTCTCAGCAAAGAAACAATCCAACCCGGATATGAAGAAATCTGAGATTAAAAAGATTAGCCAGCAAGAAATAAATAGGGCTAGAACTAGAGTCGGTGCAACCAGATCCTCCATAGAAATAACTGATAGGATGTGGGAAGCCATACAAGCTGGTGCAATTCACAATAATAAATTAAAGAAAATATTAGAGAATACTGACATGGACAAAGTTAAGGAGAGAGCTACTCCACGTTCAAGAAAAGAAATGACACCAGCAATGATCAGTAGAGCAAAGGCTTACGCGGATAGCGGAAGAACTAATGCGGAAATTGCAAAGGTATTGGGTGTTTCAGCAAGTACAATCGCAAAATACCTAAGACCGGATGAAGAATAAAGTATGGAGGTTGAGGATGAGACAGGAGACTATTGAAGAAAAGAATAGCTCAATTGAGAACAATGCAAAGTTCGCGTTGACCACAATTGACAATCCATACAATCCGTTTACGCAATTCAGTGATTGGCTTATGTTCGACAACGAAAAAGGCTATTGCTCAAGCAGTTACTTAGCTAGAATAGCTAGGACATCTGATCAGTTGAGTGATGAACTTAACAATCAAGAGATCGAGCGTGCAATTGATGAGATCATTGCAAACGATTTCATCGGCATTTATAAGAAAGCAATTAATAAAAACTATAAATCATTTTTAGATTAAAAGTTTTCTTTTATCTTTCTTTATTTTGATGCATGGGGGAGGGGGTCAAAAATAGACCACCCCCTATTGCATCGCGGCGGTCTCAAAAAATTCTCCGGCGGGATATTTTTAAAAGATATTTAAAACCTGGGAGTCTTTTGATAGTATCATTTGGTGCTATTAAAGGGGTATTAAGTATCGTGTTAGGGCTTTACTCTCCTTTCGCACGGGGTGTCTTCATTTTTGTAATGAAAACGCTTTCTCTCCAAATATTTAATGCCTCTTTAATGGCACTAAACTATGGTTAAACTGTATAGAAAGGAAGTGAGATCATGGCTAAAAAGCGGTTAATAGTAGATGAAGCTGTACCTAAACTACGTCCAGCTATGACTGAAGAAGGTAGAGAGAATCAACTTATAGCTTTGGCAGCTGATGAAGTAGAATACAGAATTAGAAACCACACAGCATCATCTCAAGAATTGGTCCACTTTCTTCGTTTAGGATCAACTAAGTCAAAACTTGAGTTAGAAAAATTACGCAAAGAGAATGAATTGCTTGTTGCGAAAACGGAAGCATTGAAATCAGCTAAGCACTCAGAAGAATTATTCTCGGAAGCTATGCGAGCATTCGGAATTTACACTGGAAGTACTTCAGATTCGGATGAGGAAGAAGATGAACCATTCTAGGTCATACTCTGAGCTGATTACATTAGACAATTTTCGTGACAGATTACTCTATTTACTTTTGCATGGAAGTGTAGCAAAAGAAACATTCGGATATGAACGATATTTGAATCAATTATTATACCGCTGTCCAGAATGGAAGAGTTTAAGAAGCAAAATAATTTTAAGAGACAATGGCTGCGATTTAGGATGTGATGGATACGATATTTATTCTAATGCTATCGTGCATCATATTAATCCAATTTCTGTTGACGATGTTTTACATCGAAGACCAATCGTATTTGATCCGGATAATTTAATTACTACTAGATTAGATACGCATAATTTGATTCACTATGGAAGCGAGAACGACATCATTAATTTGGAATTAGTTGAGCGTTCTCCAAACGATACATGCCTTTGGAGGAGGTAGATTATGGAACCGATAGATCAAAGCATTTTAGATTCTGTCAAAGGCGCTATTGGTATTCACGAAAGTAATACCGACTTTGATACTAATCTTATACCGGTTATTAATTCTGTATTATATATTGTCTACCAGGAAGGCTTATCGGATGAGCCATACACAATTAAAGACAATACAACAAAATGGTCAGACATTTTAATTAAAGACAAACCAATTGAAATACGTACTCTCATTACTTGGGTAGGATTAAAAACAAAATCTATTTTTGATCCACCAACTTCATCTGCTTTAGCTGATGCTCTGAAGAGAGCTTTAGACGAGCTTGAATGGAGAGGATTCATTACGCAAAACTATGTAGGAGAGATTGGAGAGATCTAAAAGCTTATGGGATTGTCTAATACTGCCGTACCAATATACTACGGTAAATTTAGAGAATCAGTAATGAGAGGAGAGACACCAATTAATAAGTACATCGCTATGGAGATGAACCGTATCGATGACCTTATTAGAAACCCAGGAGTTTATTACGATAAAGATGCAATGAACGGATTTATTGCATTCTGTGAAAATGAACTCACACTAACTAACGGTGGTGACGTTAAAATGCTCGAGTCATTTAAATTATGGGCTGAGCAAATTTTCGGATGGTATTACTTTGTTGAGAGAACGGTGTATGAGCCGAATCCGAATGGAAGAGGCGGCCATTACGTTAATAAATATATAAAGAAAAGATTAACAACTAAACAGTTTTTAATAATCGCCAGAGGTGCTGCAAAATCGATGTATGCAGCTTTCCTTCAGGCATATCATTTAGTATGCGATAGATCTTCAAGTAAGCAGTATGTCGTTGCGCCAACGATGGCTCAAGCTGATGAAGTTCTGTCACCGATCCGGACAGCCATTACTAGATCTAGAGGTCCAATGTTTAAGTTCATGACCTACGGTTCTCTTCAGAACACTACTGGTAA